GATGAGCAGTTCCCGTTCCTGCGGGATTTGATGCCGTTCATCGACTAGGGCGAGGTTGCCGTCCACTACTCGTTGGACGGTTTCGGCCCAGTTTTCTTTGGTGCCGTCCGGTTTGGTTCGGCTGTAGGTGCGGTTGTAGACCAGTTCTCCGGTCGGTCCCCAGTTAATGTCAGTCATTTAGTTCCTTTCGTGAAGATGCCGCCGCAATACATTTCCCGATCCTGCTTAGACCAGTTCTCAATCAGCATCGGTTTCTCATGCGGAAAAATGTTCGGGAAGATCAGGGCGCGATACATTTCTGACCGGCCCATCCCGTTGAACACAGGGTCAAGTAGATTAAGCATCATCATCGTCCTCGTATTCATCCCAATACGCCTCGTCATCCAATTCGTCTGGGTCAAACCGCAGATAGCCGTCGAGGTCATCGTGGTTCTTTTCGCGCCCAGCAAGTAGGATTGCGTCAACATCGTTGTAGCCGTATTCGTCCTTGTATTTGCTCATCTGTTGAATGTCACTTTCGCTTGTTGAATCAATCTGTTGACAGCTTCGGCGCTGTCGTCATCCCAGTTGCGTTTCGTTTCCATTGCTGCTGCTGCCCTAGACACCCGTTTGCGTGTACCGGGGCCGTCCGAACGCTCCGCGTGGGATTGTTTGAAAGCCCTGTTCATTTCAGTTGTCAGTGCAGTAAGCGCGGCACTTAACCGAAAGGCTTGTGCCCCCTGCTTAGGTACGATGCCGTCCCTGTAGCGTTTGGAAATCGCCTCTGTGTAATCGGAGTTTCTGTTCCTTAAAGCCTCAGTTCCGCGTGTCAGATCAAGAAGCGCAGACCGCGTAAGCAACTTCAGGGAAGGGTCACGTTCCTGCTCCGCAGCCTTAACCAAAATCTGCTTAACTTGATTCACCGAGTACCGGAAGTCGCCCATAAAAATGCGATGTTCTGTCAGGGCTTTATTGCCGATCTGCTGACCTATCTCAACAAGTGCGTTCAAACGCTGCCTGTCATCGAAAGCGTCCCGCAGTTTTCTTATCGTCCCAGGAGTCTCCATAAGGTGAACCCACAACTCTTGTTCGGCTTCCTCAATGTCAAGCAGCCCCGGCCACTGATATGAGACAGCCCGCGCAGCCCTACGGACCTGAGAAGAAAACTTTGTGAAGCTTGTCCCGAAAAGGTCATGCTCCGCGTTCTGAACAGCCACCCCAACGGGGGCGGGTTCGTACAGTGCCTCATTAGTGAACCTTGACGGGATATCCGCAAGCCGCTCCTGTAACTTCGCGTCCCTGCGTACCCACCGCTGCTCGTATGTTTCACCTACAGTCAAGTTAAACCTCCCAAGTAACCCCATCAACCGTGAACCTTCCACGGCTGATAGGAACCAACTCCGGCTTCACATAACCGGACTCCACCGTCAAAATGCCGAACCCCATCTGCCAGTTCCCAGTCCCGCCCTTCAAATACTGGGCGAGCTTCTGATTCATAAGATGACCAACCTCCATCCCCGTAACCTGACTAGTGATATTGCCGGCGTAACCGTGCGTCTTCGACAGCACACCCATACGGTGCGTATGCCCCATCACCACGCTTGTGGAGAACTTCACCGCCGCGTTCAACGCGGTGTTGCCGGCGACACGGGACAACGCAATCTGACCCCTGTGCCCGTGCGTAGTAATCCAGCCCTGCGCGATCTTATTGAACTCCGGTAACAGTTTAACATCGAACTCCCTAAAGTCAAGGAGAGTTTCGATATTGAAAGCACCGGACTCAGCCAGGGCTGGTGCGTACTTCGACAGGTAGGTGCGTGGGCGTTCATCGTGGTTGCCCTCGTGCACACCGATAGGGCCGTCGAACACTTTCCGCAGCGGCTCGAACAAGGTGCGTTTAGCTTGCTCGCAGTCCGCGAACACGCTGCCCTCGAACTCCCCGGCAGTGCCCTTTGTCCACCGCGAAGGCTGAGGGAAGTCCATTACGTCACCGATGTGGATTACCTCGTCGGGTTTGTAGTCCCCGATGAAGCGGATTACAGCCTTGAGTGCTTTCCGGTCGTGGTACGGCAACTGTGTGTCAGGGATGACTACTATGCGTTTACTCATTCGGATGCTCCAACCAATCGTTGAGATACCAGACAGCCTTCTTAATGTCCTCGATGTTGTTGTCCTTACCGCCGAATCCGACACGCCAAATGTATTTCATGGCGTTACCCAACCGGAAGTCCGCAACCTCACGAGTAACATCAATAGCTTCGACCCTGACACCGCGAACCAAAGGCCCACGCTTGTAATGGGTGGGGTTGATAGGGTCACTCATCGTCGTCCTCCGGCTCCCACACATAATCGTGAATCGTGTCTACCAGCCGGCTGAAACTAGGAAAGCCCACCGAAACACTCACATTAAAATCCCAATTAAACACCCGTGTCCTCCTTCGGATACGTTTCGATCAGATACTTCAACAAATCAGGCTGATACCCCACGATGGGCTCATACCCGTTGTCAGCAACAACCACCGGCACCGAGCGGGCACCGATCAGGTTCAGATAGCCTTTCGCTTTCGGGTCTACTGAAACATCAACAACCCGGTGTTCGATGCCTGCGTCGAGCAGTTTCGTTAGTACCCGTTTGCATGGGCGGCATCCCGGCTGGGTGTAGACGGTTACTGTCATTTCATCCTTTCGATTAACGCTTGTTTGCCTTGGGTGGTGACGAGTGAGTTGACGTCGTGGCCGGCGGGCATCGGGATCACCTTCGCGTTGGGTAAAGACCCTGCGACGGTGTTGGCGAACTGCGTCCCGGCAGCGTCACCATCGGCCAGCACATAAACTTCCCGGTACCCCAGGAACAGTTCGCAGAAGTGCGGCTGCCACGCCTGCGAACCAGGAACACCCACGGTGGGTATCCCGCACTGCTGCGCCGTTATCGCATCCAGTTCACCCTCTGTGATCGCCACAGCCGGCCCCGGTTTCAGCAACGCCGCTGTGTTGAACAGGTGCGGTGTTTCCCCGGCGACGGTCATGTACTTGCCGTGCCCGGTGTGTTCGTGGTCTTGGATGCACCTGAACCTGATGGAGATGACTGACCATTGGTTGTCGTGTGTTCTCCGCAGGTAGGGGATTGCGAGGAATCCCCGGTACGTTTCATGTCCAGCGAGCGGGTTCTTGACGAACCCCAACCGGAAGTTCGTCGCCTCCGCTAAACCTCTCGCCTGTAAATATTTGTGCGCGGGGCTGCTTTCGAGGCTTTCGTGGTACTGGGTGGTCGCTTCCCGCATAAATTGTTTCTGCTGTGGTGAAGGCTTGGGCATAATCAACTCCTTCTTGTTGCCGGATAAGTGCGATCACATCCCCCTTCGCGGGGCAAGCGAAACAATGAAAAGCCGCCCGGTTATAGGACACCGACGCTGACCTGTTCGTGTCAGGGTGGAAAGGGCACAAACAAGAAACCCACTCGTACCCGTTGTCCGGTGGCGGTTCCCACCCCGGTTGATACCGTTTGATGACTGCGACGATCAAAGGTTCGGTCATCCTGTGCCTTTCGTGTTTGCGGTTTGGGTGCTTCCAGTAGTCCTTGAGGTTTCCGCTGTACCGGCTGTACTTGCGCCACTTGAACCTGCCCCTGTGCCTAGCCACGGGCAACGTCAAGTTGTGAACCGATGAACTCTGTGTAAGCCGGGGGGATCGCCTCAGCGATTTCCAGCTTCGTTTGACACCATGGCATCCCCATAGCGTCCCTCCATTCTTGTAACGTCCCTTTGCCGCCGCCGTTGCCGTACACAGCGAAGTACGGCCCATCGAACTTCTCCCCGTGCCGCCAACCCGCAACCCTGCCCCTGTGCGGCAAATGCTCTGGTTGCATCAGCAGGACGTTGGACTCGAACAGCCGGTGACGTATCACCCTGAGCCCGAACATTTCCCCGCACAACATGATCGGGTTTACCAGCGGCGCGGAGGGCACGTTCTCGATCACATACGGTTTCCCGGTGGCCGCTATCGCATCCCTGGTAGGAGCCAGAAGATCAGGGTACTTATCAGAATTGGCATTGTTCCCTTTCCCTAGCGTTGAGTACCGTTGGCACGGCGGTGAGGCGTGGATGACATCAAACTTGTGCGCGAACTGGTTCACGAAGTCAATGGCGTCCATCTGCACGAACATGTGACCCGCGTAGTTGGGTTGGTCAACGATGTCCACCCCGGTTACGTCAAAGCCCGCTTGCGCGTACCCGTGTCCGGCCCCTCCTGCCCCGCAGTAAAGATCAAGTAATCGTTTCATGGTTCCTTTCAGGGCAATGTCAAGTACGCATGTCCGGTGTCACCCGTTCACCGATGATCCGAACAGCCGGTGGCTCTATCAGGTAGTCGATACACCTTTCGAAAAACGTGATGTCATCCCTGGCGTGACCCAGAACCTTCGAGTTACAGGTCGAACACAACAACCCACGAACCAAACCCGTTTTGTGGCAGTGATCCACCGATAACCGTTTGCGTGCGCCTGTGGCGCGCTCACAGATGAAACAGCGACCAAGCTGGTATCGGT